TATACACACACCCAATGGAAAAGGATGAGGTAATTAGACCATCAACTCTTGCTTGGGCAATGCCAAATGGTTGGATGTGGCAAATTCCAACACAAACAAGATATGGTTGTGGGTATTGTCATTCTGACAAATTTGTTTCAGAAGAACAAGCATTAAAAGAAATGCAAGAAATAACAGGTAGAAAAATTGAACCACTTAGAAATATAAAGTTTGATAGTGGTAGGTTAAAAGAAACTTGGAAAAAGAATGTACTCGCAGTTGGATTATCATCTTCTTTCTTAGAACCATTAGAAGCAACATCTATTCATTCTACGATTATTCAAATGGTTCACCTAACACAACATAGTTTATCTCATATCAAAGAAAACTTAGTTAGAGAATCAAACATCAAAGCATATAATGACCATTTTGGAAAAATGTTGGATGAATTCAGAGATTTAATTCAAATTCATTATATGGTTGAAAGAGAAGATACACCATTTTGGAAATATGTAAAACATGATTTGAAAAGAGGAGAGTTAGTAGAAAAGATTTTGGAAATATGTCAATGGAGAGTTCCAAACTCGTATGATTTTCCATATCACCATGGTTCTGCTGGTTGGGGTGTATGGTGTTGGATTTTGGATGGTAATGGTTTGATTAGTGATAAGGTACTAAATAACACCTTAAAAAGTCAAGGTCTCCACTTTCTTTCAGATGATGTCTATAACAAAATGCAATCAAATTATGAGAAGATGTCAGACAAATACATTCCTCATACCTCATTTATCGGTGCAGTGCAAAACTTTCTAAAAAATAATCGAAAAGATTTTGAATTCTAAAATATTTTCCTTATATTTGTACTTACAAATTGAAAAATCACACTCAAAAAAAAAGTAAAAAAAGATTTGGTAGTGTAAAATATTTTTCGTATATTTGTATCAAATAAATCCAAAAAACCCCCCAAAAATAGGGTTTCTTGATATTTATACATGGTGTAGGAAAGACACCTTAATAAAACCTAAATTATAAATTATAAACATTAAAACTTAAAAATTATGGCACTTGATTTGAATGCAATCAGAGGCAGACTGAACAAACTGCAAAACACTTCAAACCGCAAAGACAATTTGTGGAAACCTACTCCAGGTAAACATCAAGTAAGAATCGTTCCTTACAAATTTGCTCCTGAAAATCCTTTCATCGAGTTATTCTTTCACTACAACATCAACAACAAAACGTACTTGTCTCCAAGTTCATTTGGAAGACCAGACCCAATCGTTGAGTTTGCTGATAAGTTGAAGAGAATGGGTGATAAAGAAGATTGGAAAGCAGCTAAGAAAATGGAACCAAAATTAAGAACATTCGTTCCTGTCATCGTAAGAGGTGAAGAAAACGAAGGTGTAAGATTTTGGGGATTCGGTAAAACTGTTTACCAAGAACTCTTAGGATACATCGCAGACCCTGATTATGGTGATATTACCGATGTTAATGGTGGTAGAGATATTACTATTGAATATACATCAGCAGAAGATGCGGGAACTTCTTATCCTGTAACTACAATTCGTATTAAACCAAACCAAACTCCATTGTCTGAAGATAGTGCAGCACAAACTAACTTTATGGAGAACCAAACTAACATTACGGATATCTATTCAGAATTATCTTATGAAGAATTGAAATCAGTATTGGAAGGTTGGTTGAATCCAACTGCAGAAGATGGTGAAGAATCGGTTTCTCAAGAAACTCTTTCAACATCTACAACTAAAGCGAGTGAAAATACTGCTCCAACACCTTCATCACAACCAACGGTTGAGGAAAAGAAGAAAATGGATGATGTGGCATCAGCATTTGATGACTTGTTTAACGGATAATCTAAATTAAATGGCGAAAAAAGAAATGGATTTAGCTGCGGAATTGGCTTCCGAGCTAAACAAAACAAACAAAGACCAAAAAGTTGCTTTCTTCTTGGGAGAGGATGATGCACCTACAAATGTAGATGGATGGATATCAACAGGAGCAGCAATGTTGGATGTTGCAATTTCTAATCGCCCTTATGGTGGACTACCTGTTGGTAGAATTACCGAAGTAACTGGTTTAGAACAAAGTGGAAAATCATTAGTATCTGCACACCTCCTTGCTGAAACACAAAGGCAAGGTGGTGTTGCAGTTTTAATTGATACTGAAACTGCGGTAAGTAGAGAATTCTTAGAAGCAATTGGTGTAGATGTAGCAAAACTACTTTATGTATCAGCTGATTCAGTAGAACAAATTTTCGAATTTACTGAAACAATCATTGAAAAGGTAAGAACCACACAAAAAGATAAGTTAGTAACAATCGTAGTAGATTCAGTTGCAGCAGCTTCAACTAAGAATGAGTTGGCAGCTGATTATGGTAAAGATGGATACGCTACTGATAAAGCTATTATTATCTCTAAGGCGATGAGAAAGATTACCAATTTAATTGGAAGACAAAAGATTACTTTAGTATTCACTAATCAGTTAAGACAAAAGATGAATGCTATGTTTGGTGACCCATGGACAACTTCAGGTGGAAAAGCACTTGCTTTCCATGCTTCTGTTAGATTGAGATTGAAGAATATGGGACAAATCAAACAAAAAGTAAATGGTCAAGACAAGACTATTGGTATGAAAGTACGATGTCAAGTTATCAAAAACCGAATGGGACCACCACTTCGTGCAGCAGATTTTGAAATTTACTTTGATAGAGGAATCGATAACTACGGTTCTTGGATTGGGGTGATGAAAGAAAATAAGTTGGTAAAACAAGGTGGTGCATGGTACACTTACATTGATACTGAGACTGGTGAGGAAATTAAATTCCAATCCAAAGATTTCATCGACTTGATGGAAGAAAGAGAAGATGTTAGAGACCAAATCTATAAAAAGATTTGTGAAGCAACTATCTTACAATACAAATCAGATTCTAAAGATATCGAAACACATGAGTTAGATACTGACGGAGCTGAGGTTGTGGAATAAAATAAAATAATAAGTTATGAGTAAATTAAAAGTAATGCTTAAAGCATCTGCAGAAGCAGATAAAGCAAAAGCACTTCTTACATTAGAGTTGTTAGAAAATAATGCAGTAGGTATTGGAGACCACTCAACTGGTGATTTTTATAAAAACGCAGAAGAGGCATTATCCAAACTATGTGATGCAAATGATAGATTAGAAACCATTGAAAAATATTTTGGTGGTGAAGATACAATCACTTATACAACAACAACTACATAATGAAAGACCTCTACAAAAACATCCTCAACGAAGTAAATGAGGAACATAAAACGAATCACCTTCGTGAAAGGAATAGTAGAGTTCTTATTATTGATGGACTAAACACCTTCATCCGAAGTTGGACAACCAACCCTACAATGAATGAGGATGGTGACCATACGGGTGGAGTTGTTGGTTCCCTCAAATCCATTGGATATCAAATTAGAGAATTCAATCCAACTCGATGTATCGTAACCTTTGATGGTAAAGATGGTTCTCAATCCAGAAAGAAAATCCACGAAGGATATAAAGCAGGAAGAGAAAAAAATCGATTTCGAGTAAACCGTCAGTATCAAGGTATGATGGATGAAGAAGAGGAACGATTGTCTATGAAACAACAATTTATTTGGTTAAATGATGTTTTAGATTATTTACCTCTCCAAACCATGATTTATGATGGTATAGAAGCAGATGATACAATTGCATATTTAACTAAACATACTCAATATGATTTAGATGGTGAGGTTGTAATTGTTTCTACTGACAAAGATTTCCTTCAGTTAGTTTCTGATAAAGTAAAGGTATTTTCACCTACTAAAAAGAAATTATATGATAGACAAATGGTATTTGATGAATTTGGTATATGGCCTCAAAATATTCTTTTATATAGAACTTTGGATGGTGATAAATCGGATAATATACCAGGTATCAAAGGATGTGGACTAAAAACCTTAATTAAAAGGTTTCCGGAACTACAAGAGGATAAACTTATCACTCATGATGACTTCTTCTCTCTATGTGAAGAAAAACAAGGTAAAATCAAGTTATATGATGATATCTTGGAAGCAAAAGAGCAACTCTTAATGAATAAGAGATTAATGGAGTTACATGAACCTCATATTCCAACAAATCAAAAGTTGAAAATCTTAGATAGATTTAATCAAGATGATATAGAATTTAAGAAGTTGGACTTTTTGAGAGTTGGACAAAAATACAAAATCCTTCAGAATTGGAGGGATATCAATGATTGGTTACATTCAACCTTTCAAAATATTATTACAAAATAGTTTTGATATATCACAAATTTTTCTTATATTTGTGAAATCAAATTAGGTTATAGATGCAGAATATAGATACTCTTTCTAAATACGGACAATCCTTTCAAACAAAGGTACTTTCATCTTTGATTACGGATGTTCGTATGTTAGATACTCTTAGTGAGATTATACATCCAAAGTTTTTTGAATCCGAGGCAAATAAATGGATTGCTGAAGAGATTACTTCTTATTACGATGAGTTTAAGAAATCTCCAACACTTGATGTGTTTAAGGTTGAGGTTTCAAAGTTAGATGACAAAGGATTTCAGAAAAGTGTAGTAGACCAACTTAAATCAGTATTTACTCAAGTCGGTGATACTGATTTAGAGTATGTAAAGAAAGAGTTTTCTTCATTTTGTATTAACCAAAACCTAAAGAATGCAATTGTTCAATCAGTTGACTTACTCAAAGCTGGAAACTACGATAGAATCAAAGATTTAGTAGATAAGGCAATGAAGGTAGGAGTGGATTCAGATATGGGACACGATTACCTTTTGGACTTTGAGGAAAGAACAACTGATATCAATAGAGATACCGTTCCAACTGGTTGGGATTGTATTAATGAATTGATGGATGGTGGTTTGGGACCTGGTGAATTGGGAGTAGCAGTAGCACCTTCTGGTGTTGGAAAGACTTGGGTACTATGTGCTTTAGGAGCAGCAGCTGTGAAAGCAGGTTTGAATGTAGTACACTACTCTTTGGAATTATCAGAACATTATGTGGGACAGAGATACGATACTGTATTTACACAAATCCCATCAGTTGATGTGAAAGATAAGAAAGATGAGGTATTGGAAAAGATAGGTAGATTAAGAGGTAAACTTCTTATTAAGTACTTCCCACCAAAGGGTGTATCTGCCAAAAAGATAGAAGCTCATATTGAGAAGATGACAGCAGCAGGAAATAAACCTGATTTGATTATTATTGATTATGCTGACTTGTTATTATCTCACACTAATAAATCAGATTCAACTTATGGAGAACAAGGTGGTGTTTATATTGAGTTGAGAGGAATTAGTGGTGAGTTAGGAATACCAATTTGGACAGCATCCCAAACCAATCGTTCAGCAATTGATTCAGAAGTTATTGAAGCAGATAAGGTAGCAGATTCCTATGCTAAGGTAATGAACGCTGATTTCATTATGAGTATCAGTAGAAAATCAAAAGATAAATTGAACAATACTGCACGATTCCATATTATGAAAAACCGATTTGGACCTGATGGGATTACTTTCCCATCTAAAATGGATACTAATACAGGATTCATTGAGGTTTATGATGGAAACTCTTCGGATGGAATCATCGCACAAAAAGAATCTGCAAATGGTGAACAAATGGAGAAAAAATTACTTCACAAAAAGTATGTAGAAAATTTTGGATAATATGAGATTATTATTAGGAGATTGTATAGACAAACTCAAAGAGTTAGATGACAATAGTATTGACTCTATTGTTACAGACCCACCTTATGGTTTATCTTTTATGGGTAAAGAGTGGGATAAGAAAAAAGCAACCCAAGAAACCAAATCACAAGTTGTCAAAGGTTTAGGTGCTGGTATGAAAATGACCACCCTTGCTGACAACATCGAGTTTGAGAAATGGGTTACTGAATGGGCATCAGAATGTATGAGAGTTCTAAAACCAGGTGGTTATATGTTAGCCTTTGGTGGTAGTAGAATGTATCACCGATTGGCAAGTGGAGTAGAGAACGCTGGTTTTGAGATTAGAGACCAAATGATGTGGGTGTATGGAAGTGGGTTTCCAAAATCTATGAATATATCAAAGTATATTGACAAACAACTTGGAACTGAAAAGATTGTTGGTAAAGGTAAAGCTGGTAAAACTGCTTTAGGTCAATCAAGTGGATATAATAAAACCTATAATCCACATGAATACAACATCACCGAACCTGGTTCAGAGTTGGCTGAAAAGTGGAATGGTTGGGGAACTGCTCTTAAACCTGCTCATGAACCTATTGTAATGGCAAGAAAACCACTTTCAGAAAAAACAGTTGTTGATAATGTGTTGGAATGGGGAACTGGTGGAATAAACATAGATGAGAGTAGAATAGGAGTTGATAAAAATGATGATATTTTCGCAAAGAACCCACATACACGTGGTGGATTTGGACATGGGAATGCAACTATATATGGAGATAGTAATGGAAGTAAAAACTATGACCCAACTCAAGGCAGATTTCCTGCAAACATAATCTTTGATGAAGAAGCTGGTAAAATCTTGGATGAACAAAGTGGGAATAGACCAGGTTGCACTTCACCGTCAGATGTAGTTGGTAGTGATAGTATATTTAGACCAAATCAAGGTGGTTATCAAAAACAAGGTCCTATATACGGTGATAGTGGTGGAGCATCTCGTTTCTTTTATTGTCCAAAAACTTCTAAAACTGATAGAAATGAGGGGTTAGATGATTTTGAGGATAAATACTATGCAGCAGGTAATCAAGCAAAAGCAGAACTAAAACGAGGTAATACTGATTTCAATGCCAATAAAGGTAAAGGTAGAGATGAAAGACACAATCACAATCAAGTTGGTGTAAGTAAAAACAATCACCCAACAGTAAAACCAACTGATTTGATGTTATACTTAATCCGATTAGTAACCCCAAAAGGTGGAACAACACTTGACCCGTTTATGGGTAGTGGTTCAACTGGTAAAGCAGCAGTTAGAGGTGGGTTTGATTTCGTTGGTGTAGAAATGGATAAAGAATATATGGAGATTGCAACTGCTCGTATTCAATACGAAAAAGATAATCCTTACAATGAAGAAAAAGGAGAAAGAATAGAAATAAACAAAAACCACGAAAAGTTTTGGTAATATGAAATTATTATTAGGAGATTGTTTAGATAAACTAAAAGAACTTGATGACAATAGTGTAGATAGTATTGTTACAGACCCACCTTATGGTTTATCATTTATGGGTAAAAAGTGGGATTATGATGTTCCAAAAAAGAAAGTTTGGAAAGAATGTATGAGAGTTCTAAAACCAGGTGGTTATTTACTTGCATTTGCAGGTTCAAGAACTTATCACAGAATGGCAATTAGGATTGAAGATGTTGGGTTTGAGATTAGAGACCAAATCATGTGGATATATGGTTCAGGTTTTCCAAAATCACTCAATATAGGTAAACAGATAGATAAAATAGGTGGTGAAAGTATATCTTGGTTTATTGATTATGTATTGGATATTATGGAAGAACGAGGAATAACAATGCAAGATATGACCAAACTAATGCCAAGTAAGACAGGAAAAACTACTGGTTGGTGGTATAATAAAGCAAAATATAAAAGTCAAGGATTGACAATAGAACAGTTCAACTTGATTAAA